TTTTATCATTTCAGGTTTCTGAAGGATTTGCGAAACAAAGCTGCCGAACGGTAGATGCGACTGGGAATTAAGCGCAAAAAAAGGATTAGCGGCCTATCAAGCTGCTAACCCTTTGATATTTCGTGGTACCGGAGGCGAGACTCGAACACAAAGTCAACCACCTATTTTAACTGGAAAAGATGTCCAAAAACAGGGCCTCCAGGGTCAAATCGTATACAAAAAACGCACTTTTTTGAAATAAAAAAGGAATCGGCCAAAAAGCCGTCGCTTGTGAAAAATAAGGGATCGTTCGATACCGCGTTTGAGACAAGAACTCGGCTCCATCTGGCCGCCTCGCATGATCATCTCGTCACCAACCTTCTCGAAGTTCTTCGTCAGTTATCGGAGCCCCGCGCAACAGGGCCTTGATAGCCTCATTATGAAGCACTGTTGCGTAGATGTTAATCTAGCACACTATTGTCGTAAAGCATGATTGTGTCCTCGGGAAAGAGTACGTGGATTTCCAGCGCGCACCCGTAGTTTTTCCCGTCCTTGCCCCCATACAACGATGACAATCGAGCCAGGGTTTTGCATCCATTGTCAATCAGTCGGGCAAAGTGACGATTATCGCATTGCTTGATGTATCCGATTTGACCCATGCCGCTGTACACGCCCACAGCGTAGTCATCATGCTTGTTTTTGAGATCTCGCACAAGATCAATGGTTTCCCATCGCTTCATCCTGGCAAGTATTTCTTGTCGCGATACTCCATTTTCATTGATGTGGGTGACCCCGGCAATTTGCACGTGCTTAAATACCATCATAGGCCCTTCGTAGGCGTTCCACTCATTCCATTTGATTGTGTCGATCCTGTTGATTATTTTTGCTGGAGGAAGGCCACTGAGCCGTTCCCGTGGCGCGTGCATCACGGCTTGCGCTTGCCGTGCCGTGACATGCCCATGCCCATGCCTTGAATCAGTCGGCGGAGCTTCGATCTTTTTTTGTCCACCAAAAAGCCAATCAAGCAGCCCCATGGCCACCTACCTTTTTATTATCCTCAGCGTCCTTGGGCATCTTTTCGATTATGCGCCAAATTCCGAACATGGTTCCGGTTCCGGCGACGCAAACAGCGAAGACGACCCACCAGGCCGCGCCATAGATCTGGTGCATGGCGGAGCTGGCCGTGGCAACAGTGGTGAAGCCCTGGAGCGCGGCGAAGATCGCCAGGACTATGAGAGTGGTCATGCAGGCTGGAATCATTTTTAATCTCGCTTTACTTTATTTCAGGCTGATATGGCCCCATGATTTTATTTATCCCTGTCCATACGATGTACGCATACCAGTTGGTTCCATCCGGGGTGCAGTGAACAATGTACTCCTTGCTTGATTTGGCGCTCTTTTTGTATTTGTACTCTCCGCAAAGAGAGACGTTGTTCTGAGCCAGCGCCCTTGATATTTCTACGTTAAAGTCTTCTTCCCACGGCCCGTCCCATTCTTCTGCTGGAAAGGCAGGACCGGCAAACAAAAATAGAACCACAAAAGACGCCATGATCTTCGAAAAAATAGACATGTGACCTCCTTTTTCCTCTCGCGTACCATTCATCGAAGTCATGGTCAGCAAGAAATGTTGTCATACAGTCAGGAACAAACGAAAAAACCCGCCCCGGAGGAATCTCTCCGAGGCGGGTCCAAACCCCTGTGATTAGCTCCAAGCTCCTCACAGTTAAGGTTTGACGAGGTAACCCATGGTTGCGCCAGACTGCGGGACCAGCGCAAATTTATGTCGACCCGTCTACTCGCCGCGGGCTTCCAGCGTGACGAACGGGGAAAGCGTGTTCGTGCCTTTCAAGGGAACGATCGGAGTGTCATGGATCGGCTGTCCGTTGTTCCTGGCAATAAACCTGAAGGCCATTTCATCGGTCAAAAATTTCACGTGCATCGACTCGGCTGCATCAATTCCACCCTTGCGAATGAGCAAGTACTGGCTGAAGTCTCCCAAAACGATGTCCCATTTTTCACCGACTGTTTCACAAAATTCGATCGGGACGATGGGGCGCCCAAACAGGGTTCCAAAGGGGGCATTAACGAATGATCCGCCGGGCACGAAAATGGGAACGTCGCCAACCTTCATCAGCGGAAGTTGCGGCAGGCAATCCTGATTCAGAAACCATGCGGCTTGGGAGACGTCACCTTTGAACCTGGCCAACATCTTGACCACGTTCTCAGCTACGATAGTGCCGGCACCCTGCGCGGCTTCCTTTGCCACGGTGACAGGGAGGCTGGAATTTGTGATGCCAAGACACTGGCCAGCACCGTTGCCTTCCCAGATTTCGCGATCCAGCTTGAACGCCAACTGTTCGCGCAGGTTGCGCCGAACGTACTCTGCCATGGAAACGGCATCGCGCAACATACGGTTGGTCACGTAGATGAGCCCGTACATGTCTTCGACGCGTAGTTCGCGTTCCTCAAGTTTGGCCTTGCCACCGTCCTGCATGGTGTCGGCTTCACCTTTGCGGTAAACTTGGATGCCGTTGATCTTGCCGTCGGATCTGTCGCGGTCATCGGCGGCGATGTAGACGTATGCGTCTGCGTTCTTCCCGATGGGCTGCTGGGTGCAGCGAGATGCCAGCACGCCGGTTTCGATGGCAGAGGTCATAATGGTGCGCGCCTTGTCGGCCTCGACGAGGTAACCGCCCTCGGAGTCGACGCCGGTGGAGCCGCCCGAAGCCGCATTCAAAACGCGCTGATACCTTTCAGCGGCCGAGCTTTTGGCGGGAGTGGCTGCGCCGGTAGCCAGGGCCACGACGTCCAGAAGCTGTTCGCCAAGGTTCTCGTACACTGCGGGCTGATGGCCGATGGAAATATTCATGGTGTCGGCACCCAGCGCGCGGACCATGCCGCTCCGTTCAAGCTGGTCGTTGATGTTGTCGATCTCGTTGACCAGGGCGCTGAACTGGCCTTCTTCGGTGGCGGTCAGTTTCGGTTTTTGCATCAACGCCCGGGCGGCCTTGAGCTTGTCGGACCGCTGCGCTCGCAGGTTCTGCGTGTAATGAAGACTCATTCGAAAACTCCTCGTTGGAGCGCCGGGTCACGAAGAGCGGGCGGAAAAAGTGATGGGCGGGGCCTGGGCCCGGGCCAGAAATGTCACTTCAACAGATTCTGGATCAAACCAACGATGTGCCGGAACACTTCGGGGAAGCGTTCCTTGAGCTCTTCCAGTTTCTGCGCGAGTTCAACAGTCTTAGGGGAAAGGTTTGTCACGTATCGATCTCCTTGGCTCATCCCAGCCCCAACATCCGCCGCACCGCTGCAGGGTTTCGCCTGACATGCGTCAGGGTCATTTGCTCACCTTCCGACCCGGAAAGCTCGTTGGCCACCGTGCGCTTGTCGAAAGCGAAAACATTCTTTTGAGCCTTCTGTGCCCTGGTGGCTGCAACGAGTTCGCGGAGCAGCGCCGTGGCCTCAGAGTTGGAGCCGCCGCCAAGTGCCTTCATCTGCCCCTCGGTAAACACGCCCTCGCCACGCTTGGCGATGATTGGAACCTCATCACCGGCAATGCCGCCCGTGTGAAACCGCTTGGCCCCGGCAAACAGCAGAGGGTTGATCTCTCGCGTGAATGTCGACTCACTGCCGACGATGCCCCCGGAGTGCAGGCCGGTGACCCGTCCGCCACCCATATTGAAGCCGCCGCCCGTCCCGGTTGACGTGCCCATTGCGCCACCAGCATTAAAGCCGCCGCCAAAGTATGAACCGGCCATGGACAAGCCGGTCTTCATTAGCCCGCCAAGCCAATCATAGGACTCCTGTGCCATGCCCCGGAAGGCAAGGCGGGCAATCTCCGCGTTGATGCTGGTTACGAGATCCGCGAACTCCAACTTGCCGGTCTTGACGAAGTTGGCCACCATGTCTTCCATGCCCTTAAACGCCGTGTTCATAACAGACTCTGTGGCCAGTGCCGCATTGGACGCGTTGTCGGTGTAGGCCTGAAGCGCCCGCACCGCCCCGTCTTGCCAGTCGCGGGAGAACTTGAGCTTTTCAGCGGCCGCCCATTGCGCCACCGCCACCTCATCAGCACCGGCCCTGCGGTATGCGTCGGCCTGGGCCTGGATCTGTGCCTTTTTGAATTCAGTCTCGCCAAGAATGACGGCTTTGTACTTGTCGGCAAACTCCGTAATGAGCTGAAAGTCTTTCTCTTGCGCCTTCGCGCGCTCGGCTACTCCATCGGCAATGGCCTTGACCCGGGAATCCTCGTAGTCATTCCAATATTTTTCAAGGGCCTCGGCTGCCTTGCGTCCGTCGGCCAGCATTTTTTCATGGGCTTTTTCAGCGGCATTCGCCGCTGCCTTTGCTGCCTTTGTGTCTATGGCGGAAATCGAGGCTGTCGGAGCGATAGCAGAATAGGCCGGAGCAACCGCGTTGCGGTCAACTTTCCCTCGAAATTTGTTCAGCGTCCCGCCACGGTCAACCATCTTTTGACGGTCGAGAAACGATGCTTGCACAAACTGTTGATAGTCAAACTTGCCTTCGCTCGCCAACTTGGCACCCTGGGCAAAGGTCGCGGAGACGCTCCGCAGGTTTGCCCACTCGGTAAGCGTCTTGATGGCCTCGGTCACCTTGTTGATTCCGGCCACGGCTGAGTCAGAGTCGTAAAGGTTCACTTTCAGGTCCGTCCAGGCGCCCGATAAGCGGTTGACCGCCGCCTGGCCGCTTTCGAGCGCTGCGGTCCGGGCTGCTTCCCCATAAGCAGCGTGAATAGCTGCGCCAAAACCGGGCAACACCTCATGGGTTAGTACCTTGCCCTGTTCCAGCAGCTTATTGAGTTCGCCCTGGCTCACCCCCATCGAATCCGCCAATTTTTGGAAAGCTCCGGGGAGTCTTTCGGCCAGCTGTCCACGCCACTCCTCGGACATTATTTTGCCCTTCGACATCGCCTGAGTCAGCGCTCGCAACGCGCCTTCAGTGTCGGCGGTCGATATTCCAAGGGCAGTCGACGCCTCGATCATGGCTGAGAATATCTTACGGGATTGTTCCCCTTCTAACGCCGTACCCTTCGCGGCCGCCGTGAAGTTCTTATAGGCCGGCGCCAAGTCAAAAAAGCTTTGCCCAAGGCGGTCAGCCTCGCTGCGCAAAAACTCGATCTCTTCAGCAGCGCCGTACTGGCTCCCGGCGATCGCCACGAACGAGCGTTGGAGGCTGTCCATGGCAATTCCGGCGTCAAGCACTGCGCGGGAAAATTGCATCACACTGGAGACTGAAAGATAGGCCATAGCGGCACTGGCTGCGCTTCCCAGAGAAATCATGGAGCTGGAAGCCTTAGCGCCTGCCCCCGCGACCGCCGCAACGCTCGCGCTGCTGAGGTTCATTTGACGCCCAAGGGCTTGCACCTCTACTGCGGACAGCCCAGCGGCTTTTGCGACACTACGCAGGGCCGATTCCTGAGCCTTGGCAGCGGAGGTCTGCATCATGCGCGACTGCAGGCTGGCGAAGTCTTTTTCGGAGACGCCGACAAGACGGCTCATGCCCTTGAGGTCGGCGCCAATCAGCCCGAACTCTTTGCCCGTCAACTTCGACGCATTGGAGAGCGTGTTCAGTTCACGGACCAGCCCGTTGATGGAATTCTTGAGTTGTGCGGGAGAGAGAGCGTTGTTCAGCGCATTGGACATGCCCTGCGCCTGGTTCGTGACAGCCTCACGCGCTTCCTTCAACTCCTTCTTGAGTTGCGAAGCGTCGCCCCTGATCTCAACGTAGATGCCGGAAATTTTAGCCATGGAAACCCCCCAGGTCGGCTAGCAGCAGGGCGCGGGCGCGCTGAGTCGTATCAAAGTCTGCCCTTAACGAGGCTTGCGCGGTCGCTCTTGACTGACCATCACCATCAATTTGAAAAATCCTGTCGACGAAGCCGTTTTTCAAAGCCTCGGCCGCAGTGAACCACGTTTCCGCCTCCATCCAGGATCGAACCTGAGATTCTGCCTGGCCAGTCTTCTTGACGTAGGATGTTACCAGGGATTCATTCGCTTTTTCGAGCATGTCAGCGTAATCGCGCATGTCCTTGGAGCCACCGGCCAGCGCCCCCCACGCATCGTGGATCATGAACATGGCACCGGCTGAGATCTCCACTTCTTTGGCCGCGATGGCGACAAGCGTGGCCGCACTGGCCGCGTATCCGTCGACATGCGCGATGACCTTAGCCTTGTGCTGTTTGACAGCGGTGCGCATAGCTTCGGCGTCAAAAACGGACCCACCAGGACTGTTGATTCGCAGGTGGATCTTACTGGCCAGGATGCCCGAAAATTCTGGCACCCACACCTTAGGATCAATACCAAACCATCCGCCGATTGCGTCGTACACGTAGACTGTGGCCTCGTCCTTGGCGGCATCGAATATGGGAGGCGGTGACACAAGGACTGGCTTACCGCTCCTTACTCGCTCCCTGGCGCCGGACTCGGCCTGTATGAGCAACTCCTGTGCGGACATGGGTTTTACACTCATCGGATGCTGCCTTGCGGAAGAGTATAGCCGCGCATGAAGTTTTCCGTCAGGGCTTTGGCCATGTCTTCGTCACCCAAACGGCCGTCTGCGACCATGAGCAGGAGAGCTTCGAGTACCTTGCCCTGCGGCTTACCGACCTGGGCCGCCATGACCTTCAAGCGCCTGGCCGTGGTCTCGGTCATTCTGATTGTGTGTCGTTTTTCCATTTTGGCCTCCATGCTTCGGACATTGGGGACATTTCGGACAAGTTTCACCCTCGAAACCTTTCAAGGGCTACAGCCCACCAAATCCATGAGGCTTGGGCGTGGGTTTCTTGCCACTCACACGGGCGCTTGCCGATGGCGTGAGGCCGAATTCAGCCAGTAGGCTTTGAAGGTGCCGCATGGCCTCGGCACGCATAGTGATGGCGGGATTCGCCCGGAGTAACAGGTTCCCGGCTTCCGTTGTCGTCTCGATGATCCGGCCATGCTCGGCAATGGCCAGGTCGCAATCGTCGATTTCTGCCAACCGCTTTGCGGCCAGCACGAGCAATTCCGTGAACGTCGCAGAATCCAGGCCCACCAACGCGACACGCTCCTTGAGCATCTGGAAATGGGCCAGCTCGCCTTCAGACAGGTTGCTGGGCGCGGTCATCGGCGCTTCATCCTGGCCACCTGGCGCACTCGATGCCCGGCACTTTTGGAGCGTTCCTTTGATGAGCTTCAGCTGATCGGGTAGCTTTTTTCTTCCTTTCGACATAATTTCCTCCATGAGGGGTTTTTACAGTCTAATTTTGCACGCACAAAAAAAACAGAGCCAACGACGGTCTCCGGGCATGAAGCCCAAAGATTTACCTCCCCCCACCCCCTGGCCACGATGCCCGCCCTGCGTCCTGAGCGTCCGCGTCCTGCATCCTGCGCTGCATCCCTGCCTTGGGGTCATGCCTCGCGCCCTGCCTCTCAGCGGGGATTCTGCGTGCGTTTCTTGCGTGGTGTCGGTTGGGTCAGGCCCGCGTCCTGTTTGCAGTAGGCCACATGACGCAACGAACACTCAGCCGCCACCGCGATTTCATCAGCGGAATGTCCTGCTTCGAGCATTGTGATTATGCGCTCCTTCTTCGTGGGCGTTTTGCGCAGGCTGGGCAGGCACACCTCGTACCCACGGAACTCTCGGCTTAAGATCTCGTTCGCCACGCTGCCGATGATGGGAGAAAACTTTTCACTCTCTACCTTCGCCGGGATATAAATCCGACGCCCCGAGAACTCGGTCAACAATGCTTCGGCGGCCTCCTCGCCGATCATGTCTTCCAAGTCCACGCGTGAGATCCAGATACTTGCCATGCTATTCCTCCGGCGCTGCTTGCGCCTTGAGCAGTCTCTCCACCACGGCGGCCAGATCCGCCTTCAGCCTGGCCACCTCGCTTTCAAGAATCATGATCTGCTTGTCGTGGCGCTCTTCCAGCCAATCAACGCGGTCACGGTGTTTGCGGATCTGGTAGTCGAGAATTTCTAATTCAGTCATGTCATTGCTCCTCGGGCATAGCGCCCTGATCTTGGACGGATAAGACGTACACGGACGTCACCGCGTTCATGAGGCGCACCGGCCAGCACTCGGGCATGGTCAGCCCATGCCAGCCTCGCACCTCAAAGCCTGGCCATTCGGCTTGCAGTTCGGCCAGGAATCGGCGGCACCCTGCCGGGGTCCACTCGGGGGCGTAGTAGCCACAACAAAGAAGATCCTCGGCCAGGTTCGACGGGAGAGGGACCAGAGAGCCCGTAGGCCCTCCGGTCAGTTCGTTGATGATTGCGGTCTTGTGCTGCTTGGCCAGGGCCACGACTTCGGGCCGCTGTTCGTGCGGGACTTGGCTCAGGTCCAGGGTCAGTTGCCCGGCCTGGTCAATTTGAGGAATTGCGCCACGGGAGAGGAGGAGAGAGGCGGCGCTCATATCGTCACCTCATCCGGTATAAGACCACTAGGAAAAGTAGGAAAAGTAGGAAAACTTGGACAATCAGAACTTTTCCCACTTTGCCCACTTTGAATAGTTTTCCCACTTTGAACACTTTGCCCACTATGAACGGAATAAAGTCCGTACCCACAAGGAAAAAGAAAACCTTCTTCGACCAGTTTTTTTATTAGTTTACTCGTGCTGGATACAGTCTTGCCGGTCTCAGCCGCCACCATTCCAGAACTGACAGGCTCGCCGTGGTCTTTGAAAACCTGTAGAATGGCCAGACGCTCAGGGCTCAGGTCCACCTCATCCTCGTTGGCGAAGCCGGTGCAGGACCAGCCCGGATTGCTCCATGCAAGGTCATAGGAATGGCCTTCAATATCTCTGCCTGTGGTCTGAAGGATGGCAGTTGGAGCGCCGCGCCGGCGGGTCAAGAGCATGGCTGTGTCAGCCGTTCCGAATTGGCCCATGCTGCCGGTGATGCTGTCGAAGGGGTCTTTGCTGGTCCGTACCTTTGACAGATGCGTCACGATCAAGATGCAGATCCCGTGCTTGTCTGCCATGGACTTGATGCGCGTCATGATGATGCTGTCGTTCTCGTAGGCGTTCAGGCCCTTGCTCTTTGCCTTCGGCCCGACCTTGGCCAAGGTGTCGATGACAACGAGCTTGAGACCTTCGCGTACTTTTTCTTCAACGTATGCTTCAAGTTTTTCGAGACCACCTTCGTCATCGAATCGCGGCCAGTTGATTTGAAAATCTACGTTGGCCAGACCGGCCTTGACGGCGGGCTCATTCCTGCAAAGGGCCTTCAGGCGGTCCTGTAATCGCCGCTTGCCGTCTTCCAGGGCCAGGTACAGGCTCTTCGCCTGTGGCGTCTGGAAATTACCAAGGACGCGGCATCCGGCACCCATGCCAAGACATATTGAGTAAATCAGCCACGACTTCCCCAGCTTCGGACCACCGGCCAGGATGGCTAGGCCCTGGGGGAGTAGTTCGGGCACCGCCCACCGGACTTCCGGCAAGTCCATTTCGAGCAGGTCGGCACCGTTGAAGATCCCGGCCAGGCATTCACGAGCATGGGCTTCCTTGGCCGCGTCTTTCCCGGCCTTCTGCCCACTGTTCGGATTCCAATCACTCTCGCCAGGTTCGACAAAATCCAGCGCCTTCTGGATCGTGCGTTCGCCGTAGGTCTCCGCGCCGCGCCGGGAATCCCACTTTTCACGCATGAGAACGGACTGACGGAATATGCGGTCAATCTGCGCAGGATCACGGGTCCAGAACGCCAGGATAGAGCACAGGGCCATGTCCGCCCCGCTGCGGTCATCACCATGCTCGGACAGGTCGCCGCGCATGAGGGCGTCGAACTTATCGCCGTTCGCAGCCTGACGGGCCTTGTCGATTACAATCTGATCTTCCAGGCCCATGGTCTCAGGGTCGGTTCGAGTCCCTTTCTGTGGCTCGGCCTTCGCCTTGGCGTATTTCGCCTGTAGCCAATCCAGGGCGGCCTGGCCGTCACCGATTTCAAGGCCGGAAAAGTCCGCGTAGGGCTTCCCGGTCACGGTGAAGTAGCGGCCACGGTCATACGCTTCGATGATGCCCGGATCGTGCTTGGCCACGGGTCTGATCTTGTGCCAGGCGTTCGAGGGGAGGCTTCCCGCAGTAATGAGGTGAAGGCCGGTGCCGCTGGGGCTCCACTCGATATAAGCGCAGTCCTCGAAACGCTTGACGATCTCAGCCGCCCATGGATGGAGAGCACCGGAGTCATCGAAAGCGTTGTCCAGATCCACACCAGCATGGGGCGTTCCGGTGAAGACGTAGCCCACGCCGTCAAGGTTCGCCTGGATCTTCCCGGCAAGGGCCTCCTCAAGGGTGCCCCAATGTTCAGGCTTGGTTGTGTCCGCGCCGTACTGCGGATTCCTGGGCTGTAGCGGTTCCTTCGTCGGCTTGGGCTTGCCTTCCTTCTGGGTTAACTTCCAGCCCACCCAATTCGGGGATTGACGCATTTCCAGGGGCACCTGGGAGAGCGCCTCAAGGGACTTTGCAAGAGCTTCCTTGTCCACGGTGCGGGAATGCTGGGCACTCATGACCGCACCTCCCGCCCATGGGCCAGGCGTTGCAGTCGGGTTGCCTCCGCCATTTCGGAATCAGCCGTTGCTTGGGCTTCGGCAAACTTGCGTTCAAGGCGCAGGATTTCCGCCACAATCAGACGGCACTCCCGCTCAGCGTCGGCCCAGCGTTGGAGGTGTACAAAATAGAGTTCCGCGAGCAGCTCCACGGGCTCAGGAATGTCTTGACAATTATGTGAAAAACCTTCATGGTTCTGCTGCGGATTTGGATCACCTCCGCACCCCACACCGAAGCCCGGCCCGCCAGCCGGGTTTTTTATTTGCTGCTGCATACGGCCACCTCGGCGTCCATCCATGTGCGGACCAGATTGAATGCCTCGTAACGGTCTGGATCGTCGTCTGCGATATTTTCCAGCACACCGATGGCTTGTTCGGCCGCCAGAAGCGCACCGCCTCGCTTGCCCTGCTTGTGGGGCTTCTTCCCGCGTTCGAAGACAATCTCCGGTATCAGCACTTGGTCTTGAGCAGAGGCCGCCTTCTGCGCCTCTTTTTCGCGGCGTCTGCGATGCTCCATGTAATTTCGCATAAGGTTGTTGCGCCCGACGCGGCCGGTTCCCTGCGCCACCTTTTGGATGGCGTCACCCTCCCTCATGCCGTCAGCAATCAGCTCGTCCACGGCCGCGATTTTTTCGGCCTTGGTCAGCTTTTTTATTTGGGCGGTTCGCCCAGATTCTTTTTCACCCGCGCTGCGGCGTACACGGTCACGGAGTTGTCCTGCCGTCACCCGATCAGCGGGGAGAGCAGTCTCATTGATCTTCTCGGCCAGGACGCGGGCCACGGTTGCTGTACCCACACCCACCTCGGCCTCGGCCTGTTTGGCAATATGAGTCAGGGTTGTGTTGCAGATGGAGCACTTGCCCCTTGCCTCGTCGGGGAGGCTGTCCAAAAATGCTTGGAGCAACTGTAGCTGTTCGGCTGTGATTCTTGCCATGGCGCACCCCCTAGGCCTGCTCGCTAAGGCGGGCAATCAGAGCGTCTATTTCACTCTCACGCCATGCCGTCGTGCGAGGGCTTAACTTGATGCCCTGGGGGTAGCGCCCCTGGGCCACGCCGTCCCACCATGTAGTCCTGCTGACCGGGAAAATTTCGAGTACTTGGTTGATGCGAAGAAAGCGGTCAGGACGGGCAGGGGGGTGAACACCCTCAGCGGGGTTTTCGTTTCTCATCTTTTCACCTCGTGAAATAAAAAAGGACGGCCAGGTCGGAATTGACCGTGAACGTCCATTTGATGCGATGAAAAACGTTTTGCGTCAGTGACTTTATTTGGGCCTATTAAATATCGGACATTAACAAGCACGCCGTAATATCAGTTGTTATATTTCAAGAACTTCAGCACACTCAATGCATCGCTTTGTTTTGGATAGCCAACGTTGAAACTGTCTCTCACTGGAGTCAATTTTTCCGAATTTTTTAGGGCCTTTTTCATCAATAATTTTCCGAACAGCACGAATAGCATT